TTATTCTCTATCTCTATGCTTTTTAGGTATATATTTTTTATTTATTCTTTGGGTTTGCCTGAATAGATGTTCCATTGCTTCGGTTAAAGATTCCTTTGCTTCATCAGACATCGGCTCTCCATCAAACGCAAGACCATCAGAGTTTTCGATTTCGGCTTTAAATTCTTCCAATCGTTTAGCTATATCTTTTTCGTCCTTTGAAGAATGGGCATTCTTTTCGATTCTTCCTAATAAAAAATCAGTGGTAACCTCAAAAAAATCCGCAATTATGTTCACAGTATCAAGTGGAGGCATTTTTGTTCCATTTTCATATGCCGTATATGTTGTTCTGGCCACTCCAACCTTCTTAGATACATAGTCTTGAGTAAAATCAGGATTTAACTTCTTTTTGTCTTCTCGACATTGCTTGAGCCTCTTTGCAAAAACACTCATTTAACAATCTCCTAATCGAATGTATTTTCGTATATTCTACTCCAATTCTATATGTTCCTGTTAGTAACTTCTACGAATGTTCCTAAGAGTAAAACTTTTTTGTGATTATCAGTTGACATGTTCCTTTAAGTAACGTATATTAAATTTATATTATGTTCCTTAAAGGAACTACTGGAGGCATGAAAGTGAGACGATGGCTGAGAGATATTCGTGATTCTAAAGGAAAAACTCAATCAGATATAGCAGATTCGACTGGAATATCAAGAAGTTACTACACAAAAATTGAGTTAGGAATCAAAACACCAACCGTAGATGTAGCGAAAAAAATCGCAAGTACTCTAGGTTTTGAATGGTCAATTTTTTTTGAAGACGACTGTTCTTAAAAGGAACAAATATAAAAACATATAGGAGAGAGATATAATGCAAACGCCTATGCTGCAAGATTTAGATGAAAAGTACATGATTCAAAAATTCGAATTATTGATTAAACAAGCCTACCAAAAAGGTGTTGCAGATGGACAAACAGAGTTTAGTTATCCACCCGTACTTACAAAAGACCATTTAGCTGAGATATTGCAAGTAAAGAAACCAACTGTGGATAAGATAATCAAAGATTTTTCGTTTCCGCGCTTAAAAACAATCCAGGCGCGATATCCACGTGATGCAGTATTTGCTTGGATAGAAAACAATACTTCGGTACTGAATAAATATCTAGCTTAATTATAACTTTGTTGACTATAGGTAACGGTCTACTAAAAGTTGATTCTGCTAAGAAATGTGAATCAAATTAAATAGAGAGGTTGGGAATTATGACCAATTCAAATGTGGGGGAAATGTTGAAAGAAATGAGAGGAAGACAAACCCAGTTGTCGTTGGGATTAGATATTAATTTAACCCGTGAAACCGTTTCGAAATATGAAAATGGTCGTTCCAAGATTCCATCTGACATATCAAATACGCTGATGAAGAAATATGATAATCCTCGATTTGCAATGGTGATTCGGAATGAGTTTACACACACTGGAGCTGTTTGGTTAGATGGTCCAAACGTAGATCTTCATCGTTCAAGCGTAAAAGAAAAGGTCTTAGAAGAAATGAATGAAGCGCTTGAAAAACTCAATAATTTCTGCATGGCGAAACCATTGGCAAGGTTAAAGCACTTTGAATATCAAGCATTAGAAAGTGTACTGGAAGAGTTGGTTGAAGTTCAGACCGCGATTGAACACATGGTAGTGGTTGTTTGCGAGGAAGCAAATATTAGCTATACGGGGTTGTGGGATAGACATTACAAATTTCTTGCTTCAGAAGGCTACATTGGTGGTGAAAGAACATGAAAATTAAAGTGCGTGAATGGTTAGCATTAGAACCTGCTGCTAGATATTTACTTATTATTCAAGCAACAAAAAAAGCTAACTGACTTTGCAGAGTCAATTAGCGGTCTCGAATTCATTAGTTACATTATAGCACGAGAGCATTGGCTCTCGTCAATATGTCCTGGAGGTTTTTTGTGCGCCACACATCCTCCCTTTACTCCAGGGCATAATGATGGGATTCAACCATCGGAGAGGAGAAGTAGATATGGGAAATGTGATCCAGAGTTTTAAAGAAGAGCAAGTGAATTACATTAACGATTATATTAAAGAGCAAATTAATAAAGATGTTGAAAGAATCATTTCACAAAATCCTACTCAAGAGAAAGCAATAGAACTTATATACGAACGATATGCACATTTCGCACAAATTGGTTATGCAATTCACGTGTATCTGTCAGTAAAAAGAGGACGGCTTAAGGAGTTGAAAATGGTGAAGAGTCATATTTTCACGTTTGGTGGAGGACATCCACTTTGGGATAAGTACGCAGTAATCGTAGCTACTACTCCAGAGCTAGCAAGGGAGGAAATGTTCAAAGTATACGGTAATGAATGGTCTATGCAATATACCGTAAAGGAATTTGAACGAGCAAAATCAGAAGGTTTTTTTCTGAATTTAGAGTCTCTTCAAACAATAGTGGTGGGAGTCAATTTGACTCAACCCTTAAAGGAGTGATCGTAAGTGGAAATGCAAGCAATTGAGAAAAACGGTATGAGAGTTTTAACAACTGCTCAACTCGCAGATTCTTTTTCTGTTAACTCTAAAATAATAAACCGGAATTTTCAGCGAAATCAAGACCATTATGAACAAGGAAAACATTTTTTTGCACTAACTGGTGATGATTTAAAGAGTTATAAAACCGCACGTCAAGAAGACGTAAGCCTTAAATTTGTATCTGTTTTGTATCTTTGGACAGAGCAAGGAGCTTGGCTACATGCTAAATCTTTGAATAACGATAAAGCACAGGAAGCTTATTCACTGTTGGTTGATAGTTACTACAATTTGACTGGTAAATTAACGTCTCCAGAGTTTTTAATCGGTTTACAAAATGAGCGGATTTTAGAGCTTGAAGGAAAATTAAAAAAACATGAAGAGAAGGTGTTAGCGATTGAACTCAATATGCAAGAGCAAATCACACTAAGTTCCGGGGAACAACGTAGATTGAAAAATGCAGTAGGTGAAAGAGTATTTAAACTTGAATCCAATGTTGTGAAACGTGGGGATCTATTCAGAGGTTTGTATAGCTCAATCAAAAAGAAATATCACGTAAAATCTTATCGTGATGTTAAAAGACATGAATTACAAAATGCGATTAAGTACGTTGAAACTTGGAAAAGTGAACGTGACGACAATTAAAAAAGACCACTGGTCGAACAGCAGTCTCTTGAAGATAATTTTCGGAAAATCTCTACATTATTGTAAGTCAATTTTGCTAAGTATGCAAGGAGGCTAGAAAATATCGTATCGTCCCGAGTCAATTCAGTTTCAAAGGAGAGTCATACTATGAATCTATTAATTAACGAGCCACCACTTCAAGTCCTACCAAGTTTAGCAACTTCAATCGGTCTTAACGAGGCGATATTTTTGCAACAGCTGCATTTCAGATTACAAATATCTACTAATCATCGTGATGGTCATAAGTGGATTTATAAAACCTATGACGAATGGCAGAGCGAGTTTGAGTTTTGGTCGTATGACACGGTGAAAAGGACGATTGCCAAACTAGAAAAAATAAGTTATATCGTTACAACTAGTCAATATAACAAGATGAAAATGGATAAGACAAAATGGTACCGCATCGATTATGAGAAATTAAGTTGTTCACCGACAGTGCAAAATGCCCTATCGAGCAGTGCAAAATGCACTGATGGAGAAGTGCAAAATGCACTGTGTGATGAGGGCAAAATGCACTCAGCAATACCTAAAGACTTTAAGAGTATTAAGAAAGATAATGTCGAGCAGGAGCTCAACATCGTTTCTGAGATTATTAATTACCTAAATGAAAAAGCAAATAAAATGTTCAAACCCAATTCTTCTTCAGCAAAGAAATTAATCAACGCTAGATTAAGAGACGGCTACACATTAGACGATTTTAAACATGTTATTGATGTGAAGGCCATGCAATGGTTAAACAATCCAGACATGAATGTCTATTTACGACCAAGTACTTTATTTAATGCTACTAACTTTGAAAATTATTTGAATGAAAAGTCCAGAGAGAGAATGCCAGTAACAATTGGCACGTCTTCCTCATCGTTACCAACTCCATTGGATTTAGATTTCAGCAAAGGAGAAGACTTAGAATGAACTCAACACAAACCGTAGGATTAAGTGTAGAACTTGCAGAGAAAAGCATCTTAGGGACGATGTTGAAAGAGAACTACTTGATTGCCGATAGTGGTATACACGAAGAATATTTCAATTCACAAATTCACAAAAACATATTTCTTGGGATGCAAGAATTAGTTTCAGCAGATAAACCCGCTGATTATATCACCCTATTAACAGTTAAAGAGCCAAGTGAATTGGGTGGAGCGAATTACTTACTTGATCTAATAAACTTTGAAAATGCGGTGAAATTTGAGCAATACCAAACAATTCTATCTGACCATTGGCGTGAACAGAAAAAACGCAATATTTTGTTTCAAGCACAGTCAGAGGATTGGAAGTTGGCAGCAATTCAAAAAGCATTTGATGAATTGAATCAACAAAAAGACTTGTTTGTGACGAGTGTAAAAGAACAACTTATAGGAATGGCTGAACGACCGTATGTTCAATCTTTAACACGTAAAGGAATCAAAACTGGTTTGCAGGACTTGGACAAGATGCTAAATGGGTTTCAACCGAGTGAGCTAACGATTATCGCTGCTCGGCCATCCATGGGAAAAACAGACACGATGAACCACTTTGCACTTACTGCAGGCTGGAATGGGTATTTGCCAATCGTATTTTCATTAGAAATGAGCAAGGAATCATTACTAGATAGATTAATATCTACGACCGGAAATTATAACCGATTAAAGATGCGCGATCCTTTTGAATTTTTTACTGATGAGCAAAAGGCGAAATGGATTCCAAATATAACGAGACTCAGCGAAGCCAACATGGAGATTGATGATCGAGCTGGCTTAACCGTTGCACAGATTAAGGCGAAAGCAAGGCAACTTATTAAAACAAATCCAACATGCAAACCAATTATATTTATTGATTACTTGCAGATTATTCGTGGTGAGAATCCACGAGATAATCAAACTCAAGTTATCGGACAAATAAGTTGGGATTTAAAACAAATGGCAAAAGAATTTAAGTGTCCCGTCGTATGTTTGTCTCAGTTAAGTCGTGCTGTAGAAGCAAGGCAAAACAAACGCCCAATGATGAGTGACCTTCGCGATTCAGGGAACATTGAGCAGGATGCAGATGTGATTGCATTCTTGTATCGCGAGGATTATTACGACAAAGAAACAGAAAACGCAAATGTGCTTGAGATGATTATTGCGAAACAACGTAATGGGCCAACAGGAACTGTAATAGCAGCCTACATTAAAGAAACAGGGCGCTTACTTAATATCGATTGGGGGAACAAGAAAACTCCATGATAACCGTAAAGGAACTTTTTGAAGGTGCAATTGAATACGACATGAAATTAGTTGCACACACAGTCTTTTGGGCTCTATCCGAAAAGCTTGTTAGTTATGAAGACGATGCCAATAAACTTAAACAAATTACAATCAATGAAGAAGTGATTCAAGAGTTAACCTATAAAAATGTACTCGGTATTGAACGAATCAAGTTATTTGTGATAAGCACACATACACCAGATTTATTTGCATTCTATTATGCAGAAAACCCGTTGGACGCAAACGGTTTACATCAAACGCTCTTCGGAGAACAAGCATTTAAAATATCAAAAGCAACTCGCTTGATGGCAAAACCAATGGATTTTGCAACCCAAAACTTAAGTATGAATTTCTATGAGTATCGAAAGCAGTTTATACAATATCCAGCTTATATAGGACATGCATGGGCGGGAGAAAGTGTTTGTTATCAACTTACAAGAAATGAGGTTATGGCATGAAACAAGTAATTGGTCAAAAAATAAATATTTCAAACGAAGCCATGAGTCAGTCATTTGTTAGTGACCTGATGACCATGGGTGTTACTAACGGGATGCAAGGCGAGCGCTTAAAGGACATGGACTATTATTCTCTTCGTAGTTTGTTAGCTGCAGAGAAAATAAAGCGAGGAGAAGAATAATGGAACAACTCATTCAGGAAGTGGATCGTGCAAGTTTAATCGAATCACTCGTTTTTATGACTGGTCATGGATATCAATATTTCTCAAAAATGACTGACGTAGAGTTGCAACAGGAATATGACCGCAAAATGAAGTGAGATGAATGTATATCGTGGAAGCCGAACAAATAACAGTCATTGCCTATATCATCTGGTCTTGTTTTGGAGTTATCGCTCTTGGCCTTTGCCTCTGGATGGACGAGCGACAACGTGATAAATGGCGTGGCAAATAAAACACATAATTAAAGGAGTGTGAGTTGGGTGGAAGAAAACAAATTCATTACTTACGAAGAGGCCAAAGAAATTACTATTAATGGCGGGCAAGTTTTATTTCATTATCATGATAAAACAGCAGTTATAGATGAAAATACTAAGTTAGATGATTTGCGTTGGGAACTTAAAGCAAACAACAAACTTCGTGTACACGATATCCTGACAGGCAAATACAAAGTCATTCAATAAAAAACGGATACAAGTACAAACACATTGGAGGAAACATTGATGAGACAAATTATTGATTTGAATAAATTCGCAAATGGCGCATTAGCTGAAAAGGTAAATAATGAGTTGCAAAAGGTTTTAGAAAATATATCCGATCCCAATACGGACCATAAAAAAGCGCGCAAAGTTACCGTTACTATGACACTAAAAGCTAATGAGAGAAGAAATTTAGCGAATGTAATTGTAGATGCAAAATCAACTCTTTCACCAGCAGTAGGTGTTGAATCAGAGTTAATGATCGATTTAACTACAGATGGTAAAATCACTGGTGCCGAATTAAAAAGTGGGATTCCAGGTCAAGCATTTATTGGTGACAACGGAGAAATTTTAGACGATAAAGGAAAACCTATACCAGCAGAAAAACCCAAAAATGAAAAAGTAGTTCAGTTTAAATAATTTAAACTAGTTATCCTGTTAAAAACTAAAAACCGAAAAGAGGAAATTAAATGTTAAAAGAGTTCGTATCATACTTATTTGAGTTAAAACGTCCTGAGCTTGTTGAAACGGGAGGTAACACTTATTCCACTCGTTCACTAAGTCGTTTGAATGTAGAACATGATGTTAATGCGATTAATGTTCGCAGTTTATCTGATCTAGTTGATTATGTGAAATCGAATTTCGACCATGAACGTCCAGTAATGATTCATGTTGAATCACCAACAAAGGTTAATGTATTTGATGCATTAAACGACATTAATGACCGAAGAACTTATGTTAAAGCAGGTGCATTGTTACCAACGATTACTTTTGAACGTTTTATCGATCGTGAAGAATTTCAGATTATGTTGCAAGCGTGTTTTGTACAAAACGAAAATAAATTAACAGTTTTAAAAGTGATTAGCTCAATCGTTGAGGATAGTGGAGTAACTACGGTAGATGACGGTACAAGCCAACGTGTAACTGCAAAAACAGGAGTCGCGACAGTAGAAAACATAAACATTCCTAACCCTGTATCACTTAAACCCTTCAGAACATTTGCTGAGGTAGCACAACCCGAATCTGAGTTCGTCCTACGATTAAAAGAAGGTGCTCGTGTTGGTCTATTTGAAGCAGATGGTGGAGCGTGGGAATTAAATGCAATGGCAAATATTGCGGAGTATTTGGAGAAAGAATTAGCGGAAGAAATCTTTACGAAAAAAGTAGTTATCATCGACTAATGATTGCCATCATCTTTTTCAGTCTTGGAGCATTCGCTCTTGGACTGGACTTGTGGATGGATATGACGTACCAGAACTATGAAGTGAAGTAGCGAGGTGGTTGTTTTGGATCAAATGAACATCTTTGAATTTTTAGATACGAATTTAAGCAAGTTACAAAGTCAATTGCCATTTGCTGTTGTGCATTGTAATAAGAATTGGGAATGGACCGAACAAGGTAGACAGGAATGGTTTATAACAAATTCATCAGGACAACAATTAAGCGTTATGACTACACTTAACTTGATGATAGTAGATTCACCATTTGCAGAAATAAACAGATTCTTAACATATGAGTGTGTACCATGTGACCAATTAAAGAGTGGTTATAAAACTTTGATTTTTAATCGAGGTCAATTAAGTGCTTATTGTATTGATTGGCTAACTTATAGAGATCTTAGCTGAGTTCATCCAAAAAGAAAAAATAGATTACCTAAAAAGGTTATCTCCTATATAAGCAACCGAATACAAAAATGCAAATATGAATCCAACTAATAAAGTCGGAAGCAAAAGTCTGCGAAATAAGAAATCCAGCACGTAGTTTCAACTCCTATGTTCCATATATTTATAATTATTACGTATGGAACAGATAAAAGTTTCAAAAGGAATAAGGAACATAGTTCATATTACGACCATTAAGCGTAACAGTTGAACAATAAAGCGAAGGAGTGGAAAAGATGGAAGAAAAAATTATAGAACAAAACGAAGTTGGTAAAACAGTAATCGGATTTGACGGTGAAATGGTTGTGATAACACAAATTTCAAGAGGTGGAAAAGAGGATGTTATTCATCTCTATTTAGAAGAATTTGAAGAAGGCGTTGATTTTGTCAAGAATCTAAAAACACCGTCTACGTTGATTTTCGTAAATGGTAAACACATGGTTTTTGATAAAGAAGAAATATCATATGAAGATGTTTTGAAATTACTAGGGTTAGAAGATGGTGTGTATAGCGTTACTTACACAAGAGGGATTGAAAGACAAAAAGGTTCCTTGGATAAAGGTCAATATATCAAGGTGAATCAAGGTATACGGTTTAATTGCGATAGAACAGATAACGCATAGTACGACTAAAAGGAGGGTAATAAGTGTCTGCCACTCTAAACGAATTAAAGTCCATGCATTATCACAAGAAAACGCTCGAGATTGAAAACATCAAATTACGTTCTGCTCTAAGAGAAATAAAAAGAGAGTATGTTCCAAATACAAGAGCGTACAAAATCGCAAAGAAGGCGTTGGAAAAATGAAACAGCTCTAACTTTTCGATATTTAAAGGAGGAATAAGAGCATGAAAAAAGACAGGACTCCTCCTGTCTCGCACAACTCAATATTAACACAAGGAGGAGTCTTGGTGAACGTTGAAGTTAAAGAAATTCCAGTAGACATTTTGACAATGAAGGCAGTAATTGATGCCAAAGATAACTCAATGATTTACATAGTGGAAGATGGAAGAGTACAAGCAATTCCACTGCCAGCGTTTGGGACGTTAGAGATCCCTTGCCAAAACTATAAAATCGGCAATCCTTCGTACAAGATTACCTTAAAAAGAAAATAAGCCTAGTCGGAATAACCGAGGGCACTGAACCAGCGCAATTATGCGCTCGTTTGGTGCCTTTTTTACATTTTGAAAGGGGATAGGATATGAGAACCCTAAAAAAAGAACTCGTTGATAAAGGACTCTCACAAGCTAGTATTCAAGAAGTAGACAAGATTGGCACTAGGAGTAGTAAAAAATCAAAAGAAAAGCTCAGTAAAAGAGAGTTGCAAGAGTTAATGGGCTGTCATAGAGATACTTATTCAAGAGCAAAAGGTGGAGCTTTAAGAAGAAGATAAAGGGTAGAGAGGTGTAATCGATTTGAAAGAGTTATTGGTAGAGTATAGACAAACAATGAAAGAGACGCGTGCAATACTCAATGATATTGAAAAAGTGATCAAATTAACTGAAGATGATAATTCCCAAGAATCATTGAATTATTTAATGGAATTACAAAAAGATAAGGATGTCATAAATAGTTGGATATCTAACCTACAATACTCAATCCAATGGCTTAGCACTGGCAGACGTCCGGGATCTTCGAGAGGAATTGAAAGACGCTCTGTTTACCAAAAAGAAATACTTACAGATTCCACCGAAATTGCAAAGATAATTGAAAGTGGTCAATGTTATCAACTGGATGAAGATAACATGGAATCAGAAGAGGAACTAGAATATTTTTCACAAGCTACAAACGCGGTTTTAGATGTATTAACTGAAAAAGAGAGTGAGATTTATAAGATGTCCATAAATGGATTGGCGCCATTCCAAATTGCAGAATACATGCAAATGCCTTACAAAACTGTTTACAAGACTATAAAACGGTGCAAAAAGAAAATAAGCAATGAGGATGTGAGTTTCTTATGATAGAAGTGGAACCAATTAAAAATCCAGATCAATTAAATAAGCTATGTGAATACATGAAAAATAAAAATTATAGAGACTATGTCATGTTTATGATTGGTGTGAACACGGGCCTTCGGATATCAGACATTCTTAAACTAAGGATATCGGATGTGCGTAATAAAGAATTTATTGTTACGACAGAGATTAAAACAGGTAAGAAAAAGAAAGTGATAATTAGCCTACCTCTTAAAAATGTGTTAACTCCATTTGTTGAAGGCAAACCAGAAAATGAGTATTTGATTAAATCAAACAAAAAAACAAATTCAGGTGCAGACAAACCGATTACACGACAGGCTGCATATATGATAATCCGAGATGCTGCAAGAGCAATTGGATTTACTGGTAACGTTGGCACTCATACCATGCGTAAGACATTTGGTTATCATTTTTATAAAAAGTGA